AGTGTCACATTAAATGATGATTATGAGGGTGATTTAGTTACAAGGAGAGCTATAGTATATACTTTAGTATTTGGAACTCGTATTAGATATTATAGAGGTTTATTTAAGACTAAACAAATTTTGGAAACTGCAGTTGACTATTCAGAAAATGTTGACCCAACAACTCATAAAATTGAGACACAGGCAATAGATGGTACTACAACATCTGATGGTGCTGGCGGTTTTAAAGAACCATACACTGAAACTATTAACTTTTTTGACACGGACGTATAACTATGTATAATTATAAAGCAACATTAATGAGAGTCGTTGATGGCGATACCATTGATGCAGAAATAGACTTAGGATTTAAAATATTTATTAAAGAAAGGATTCGTTTAATGGGTATAGATACTCCTGAGAGTAGAACAAGAAACCTAGCTGAGAAATCATGGGGTAAGGCTGCTAGTGCCAGATTATCAGAATTATTAGCAGAAGCTGATGGTAAATTTACTTTGGTTACTAAAATGCAAAAGAAGGGAAAGTTTGGACGAATACTAGGGACTATACAGGTCTCAACAAAGGACGGTATCGTTGATGCCAACCAAGTTTTAATGAATGAAAATTTTGCTATACCCTACACTGGTGGTAATAAAGAAGAGAGTAGAACAGCAGCAGGAGTATTAGATTTATGGAACACATATTATGAGCACAGTACAGAAGGTTGATAAGGATTACGAAAACGTAAGAAAACAGTTTTTTGATTTAGCCTCACAAGGAGATGAAGCTATATCACTTATGCTTGAACTTGCTAGAGAGTCAGAACATCCTAGAGCTTTTGAAGTTCTTGGGATGTTAATTAAACAAAATGCTGAGATATGCGAAAAGATTCTTAAACTTCATAAGACTAAAAAGGAAGTTGATAAAGATGACATACGTGCATTAGCACAAACAAAAGGAATAACACACAATAACGTGTTTATAGGTTCTACTGCTGAGTTACAAAAGATGTTACGTGATGAAATAATAATAGAACCAGACACAAATTTCACAGATGAGTAGAGAAGAGAATTGGTATTTAGGTAATCCCAATGTCCGTGGTGCAGACGTTGAACACGAATGGTCTAAAGACCAATTAATTGAGTATAAAAAATGTTTAGACAACCCAGTATATTTTGCAAAAGAATATTGTAAGATAATTCACCTTGACAAAGGTTTAATACCATTTACATTATATCCATATCAAGAAACAATGTTTGAACATTTTGAAGACTATAGATTTAATATTATTCTTGCATGTCGTCAAAGTGGTAAATCAATTGCTGTTGTAGCTTATCTTTTATGGTATGTTATATTTAAAGGTGAACAAGTAGTTGGTATTCTTGCTAATAAAGAAGTTATTGCTAGGGAAATGTTGGGTAGGATTACTCTTATGTTAGAAAATCTTCCATTCTTTCTTCAGCCTGGGTGTACATCTCTTAATAAGAAATCAATATCTTTTTCTAATAATTCAAGACTTATAGCGTCGGCTACATCATCAAGCTCTATTCGTGGTATGTCACTTAACCTTGTATACCTTGATGAGTTTGCATTTGTTGAGAATGCTTCAGAATTTTATACTTCAACGTATCCAGTAATATCATCTGGTAAAACATCTAAGGTTATTATTACGTCTACGGCTAATGGTATCGGTAACATGTATCATAAGTTATATGAGGGAGCTATTCAAAAGACAAATGAATTTAAACCATATAGAGTAGACTGGTGGGATGTACCAGGAAGGGATGCAGCGTGGAAACAATCGACAATTGAAAATACTTCTCCATTACAATTTGACCAAGAGTTTGGTAATTCATTTCATGGTACTGGTAATACATTAATATCTGCTGAAACATTATTAGCTTTAAGAGCAATATATCCTATTGAAGAACAAAATGATGTAAAAATATTTAAACAACCTGAGGAAGACCATAATTATTTAATGTTTGTCGATACGTCTAGGGGACGAGGACAAGACTATTCTACATTTAATGTTATAGATGTGAGTACAAATCCATTTAATCAAGTATGTGTATATAGATGTAATACAATGAGTCCATTATTATTTCCTGATTTATTATATAAGTATGCCACACATTATAATAGTTGTTATGTAGTGGTTGAATCAAATGATGCTGGTCAGGTTGTGGTTAATGGTTTATACTATGATTTAGAATATGAAAATGTATTTGTAGAAAGTATGGTTAGGGCTAATGCTATTGGTGTAACTATGACTAAAAAGGTTAAAAGAATGGGTTGTTCAAATATAAGAGATATAATGGAACAAAAAAAATTAACAATAAATTGTGAAGATACTATAAGAGAAATGAGTACATTTGTTGCAAAGGGTTCTTCATATCAGGCAGATCATAATAATAATGATGACCTTATGATGAATTTAGTTCTATTTGGTTGGTTTACGTCTACACCATTCTTTAGAGAAGCTACAGATGTTAAGTTAAAACACATGTTATATAAAGAAAAAGTTAAACAATTACAAGATGAAGTGATACCTATAGGTAATATGCCACAAAAAGAAACTGAACATCCATTTGGAGAAGGGTGGGAAGTGTGGAGAGGATGAATTTTATAAATAAGTATATTGAGAATAATCCGTATTATGATAATCTTATAACAACATGACAAGGGGTAAATAAATGGCATTTCTAGTCTCGCCTGGTGTACAGGTAAAAGAAATCGATTTGACTAATGTCGTTCCGTCTACATCATCAACAATAGGAGCTATGGCTGGAGCATTCCAGTGGGGTCCTGCTGAAGAAGTAGTTACTGTGAGTAGCGAAACGGAATTAGTTGATAAGTTTGGGAAGCCAAATGCAGACACATTCGAAAGTGTTCTTTCGGCAGCCCAGTTTTTAAGTTATGGCAGCGCGCTAAAAGTTGTCAGAGCTGTTGGTACATCAGCACGAAATGCTACGGCATCTGGTACTGGTATTTTAGCAAAAAATGATGATCACTTTAGTACATTAACTCCTGCAGCTGGAGACTGGGCTATGGCCCGTCATCCTGGTGTAACTGGTAATGGACTAACAGTGGAAGTTGCAACTGACCCAACATCATGGGCAGCTTCAGCAAATTGGAAATCATGGACTGAAAGTGCTCCTGGCACTTCAGCCGGAGCCGCAGCAGTAGGTGGTTCAAATGATGAAATACATATTGTAGTTAGAGACTACGATGGTACTATAACAGGTACAGCTGGTGAAGTACTTGAAGTATTTAGTTACTTAAGTCAAGCCAGTGATGTTAAAAGTACCGATGGCACATCTTTATACTATAAAGATCATGTCAATACAAACTCTAAATGGATCCGTATCGGAAATCATGCAGCAGCGTTAACAAAAGCTGGACAATCAGCCACAGCAAATGCATTTGTACGTGTAAACGTATTTTTTGCTAATCAAAGTGGTGGTGTTGATGATAACGTATTAACAGTAGGTGAAACTACTGCTCAATACGCTAAATTTGCCGATGCAGAAACAGTAGATGTGAGCTTAGTGTTCCAAGCTAATTCAGGCTTGAGTGCAGGTGATAATATCACACTAAGTAATTATATAACTGCCTTAACGGCAGCAAGAAAAGATGCAGTAGGTTTTGTCTCTCCAGAGAGAGCAGCTACAGCAAATGCAGCAGCACCAGCTACTACAGTAGCTACATGGAGAACAGGAACAACCTCAACGTCTTACGGCTTTGCGGATTCAAGTTCTTTATATGTGTATGACAAATACAATGATGTATATCGTTGGATTTGCGCGGCAGGTTCCACAGCAGGACTAACAGCTAACGCTGACTTAGTTGCAGATGCTTGGTTCTCACCGGCTGGATTTACTCGTGGTAATGTGCGTAACGTTACTAAACTAGCATGGAATCCTGACCAAGCACAAAGAGATGAATTATACAAGACGGGTGTTAACCCTATTGTAACATTTCCTGGTTCGGGTACAGTGTTATTTGGTGATAAAACTCTACAAAGTAAACCATCAGCGTTCGATAGAATTAACGTTCGTAGATTGTTTATTGTAATGGAAAAAGCGATATCAACAGCATCTAAAGCATCATTATTTGAATTTAATGATGAATTTACGAGGGCTCAATTCAGAAACATGGTTGAACCTTTTTTAAGAGATGTTAAAGGACGTAGAGGTATTACAGACTTTAAGGTGGTTTGTGATGGTACTAATAATACTGGTAACATTATAGATACTAATAAGTTTGTTGCAGATATTTATGTTAAGCCTGCACGTTCTATTAACTACATTACTCTTAACTTCATTGCTACACGTACTGGTGTTGAGTTTAATGAAATCGCAGGAGGTAATTAAAGATGGCTATTTTAGGCGTAGATGATATGAAAGCCAAAT